CAGAATGCTAGTGCGACTAGGATTAAGAATACCTACTCTATTCATAAAGAGCAGCAAGATAGTATCGTTTTAAATGATCCTGCTAGGTTTAAAGAGAATGCTCCTATCGCATTTCGAAACTTACTTAATAACCCACTAGTAGGCGCAACAGGTGCTCATGAATCTCTTAAAAGTTGGGCTACCCATCAACAACCTGACGGGACATTTACTGTACCTATTGAGGAAGTTAAAAATCTAGACTTAAAGGCTAACGGTAAAACTTACGATCAAGAATGGCCAGGCAGAATGTCTGATATTCTCGAAGCACGTACTAACGCTGAAATAAGGTTTGCTCAGCGTGAAATGCAGATTGATGATATTGCATATGAGCAAGATAGCCGGCGTATTCAGCAAGGATTAGCTGATGATCCAACACAAGCAAATGCTGATGCTGCTATTAAGTTCTTTCGTGAAACTCATGCTAAAATACCAGGATGGCTTACTACTTTTGCTTCTAGTTACACCACTGAAGCAGTAGAGAAAATAGAATCAGCTAAACGGTTCCTTTCTATTCCTCCTGGTCTCATTACATTAGAAGCTGTAGAGGCTGCAGAATCTATTGACTATGATACTGGACGTGAACTCCGTAAGCGTTTTGCTGAGCAAGAGGCACGGTACAACTCTGGTATCTACAAAGAAACAGCTGAAGCCTTCAAGACCACAGCTAACGGTGTTACTGCATATGGTACTAATAAACCAAACACACCAGCTAGTGTCTTTCTCCAGACTATGATGCGGTCTGAATTCCGTAAGCGTGTAGATAAAGCTGTTGCTGGTGGTATGGATTTCAACCAAGCTGCAACCGCTATTGGTCAACAGTTGGATGCTGAAGTAAAGGCTGGTGCTCGTGATCCTGATAGTCCTTGGTATCGTAAGGTAGATGCCCCTGGTGGTACTCCTACATTCCCTAACCTTAACAAAGGTATGATGACGGGTGTAGAGGCTGCTAACCGTCGTTACAGCGAGCTTAAAAAGAACATTGCCACTCAAGGGTTGGAAAAAGTTATTGATACCAAAGACTCTATTATTACTGCACAAGAGGCACAGGAAATTGTAAAGGGTTATGGTCGCCCTGGATTCACTGTTCCTGCTGATGTACAAGCTGTAGCTGGTATGTCAAACGGGTTGGATCCTATGGTGATTATTAATCGTCAGCTTGCTGCACAAGGTATGCAGCCGCTTGCACCTCCTGCTTCAATGCAAACTACTAACCAATTGGTTAGCCCTGCCTTCCAGAAGCTTCTGTATAAAACTCCCAGTCTAAACCGTTCTGCACGTGCTCTTGGTACGGCTAACACGTTTAACCCTGCTATTGTGCCGAACAACCTTGGTCCTATTATTCAACAGGCTGCACAAGCTAATGGTGTTAACCCCTCTTATATTGCAGCTTTGGCTGAGATTGAGAGTCAGTTTAATCCAAACAGTTCTAGCTATAATGGCTCCTCGTTTGGTGTAATGCAAATTAATCGTGCTGCTCATCCTACTTTCTTTGCACAGAAGAATTGGAGAGATCCCCAAGCTAACATTAATTATGGCGCTTACTACTACTCAAATCTTCTGAAGAAGTACGGTGATCCTGTTAAAGCTGCTATGGCATATAATGCAGGTCCTGGTAACTACGATGCTTACCTACGTGGTGAACTGCCTGATGGTCCGATAAAGACTGAGATGCTTAACCATGGTAAAAAGTTTGCCAAGGCTATGTATAAGTATGGCGGAGGCGCTCAAGCGTTAAATAACCCATCACTAATGAGAAGTGGATCACCTTTAGAAGTGTCTACTTTGATGAGAACGCCAGTACGTCCTCTACAATCATTTTCACCTAACGTATCTTCAATAACCTTTGATACAGGTCAACCTGGTATTGATGTTTTCTTTGAGGATAAACAATTCCCAGCAGTTCTACCTGGTGTTGTAAAGGACATTAGTTTCCAAGGCGGTCAAGGTTCTGGATATGGGAATTATGTAGTTATCGAATCTATTGATCCTGATACTAATCAAAAGGTAGATGTTCTCTACTCTCATTTAGCTTCTAAACCAAATCTACAACCTGGGCAAATGATTAGGACAGGTCAAATTATCGGTCAACAAGGTGGTACTGGTAGAGTAGTTAGTGCTGATGGTACTATTGCCTCTATTGATTTCTTACGTCCAGCTCCCCGAGGTAGTAAGGATATGACTCCTTACGAAAATTATGAATCTTTACGTCGTCGAATTGCTAGTCAATTTAAATCTTAATTAATTAATTATGGCATACGATCCTACAGAGATGTTTAGGGTCGATCCAGGTGAAATGGAACTCAATGAAGAGTTTCAAGCCCAAATGGAACTTGAGCGGCAGGCTGAAGAAGCTCGTGCTGCTCAAGCCGCCATGGCTGAATCTGGAGCGACTACCCCCACGGGGGGACAACCTATGCAAGCTCAACAAGCTGCTCCTACGGGACAGCAACCACAGGAGCAACAATTCCCTTGGCAACAGGGATATGATATCGGTGATGCCGCTAGGCAAGTTGTAGAAGGTGGACTGGCAATACCTACTGGTATGGTCGATTTTGGTGTTGATCTTATTAACAAATTACCAAGCAAAGAGCTACCTGGAGTAACTAATCCTTTCCGTCCTGGTGGACAGCTACCAAAACCACCTGAATTTACAACTAAACACTTCCAAGCTCTACGTAAGGTTGCTTCTGTTGTAGCACCCACAATTCTTCTTACTAAGCTAGGTATACGTGGCGGTCAAGCCGCTAATACCCGTGTTGGTTGGTCTATCGGTGAAAACGCCTTTGTTAAGGCTATGGGCACCCTTGGTGTTGAAGCTGCAGCAGGTGTTGCAGTTGGAGCAGTCAGCAGCGAGTATGAAGAGGATAACCTTACTGGTACTCTTAAACAAGCTTTCCCTGAGACCTTTGACTGGATTCCAGATTCAATGGCTACGTTGAAAGATGAAGCACCTGATCTTAAGCGTAAGAAGAATATCTACGAAGATCTTGGTCTTGGTATTTTCACTAGCTTTGCAGAAGGTGCTGTTAAGTTTGTTGGTGCTTTTGCTAACATTGGTAGTACTCTTCGTAAATCAAATCAACTTGTAGGAGAGACGCCTGAAGCACGTAGGTGGCTTGAAGCAAACTCTCCACGTCCTTCTTCTATTGATCCTGAAGAAACGATTGTTCAATCAGCTATTAAACAGGAAGAGGCATTAGATGAAGTAGGTTACTACAACCTCTCAGAGAATCCTATGATGGATGTACCTCTTCGTGGTGTACATGATATCTTTGATTATACAGAGATTGGTGTACGTACTGTTGATGACTTTGGGGTTGTTGGAGCTGCTATTGACCAAGCCCGTATTGCTAAGAACCTGGATACTGTCTATGGTCGTATTGGTAATATGGTGTCTGAACCTGCTCTTAAATATGCTCTAAAGAGCGGAGAGAATGCCCAAGATGTTATCCTTGGTCTTGCTGATCAACTCAAGCAAGCAGGACGCATTGGTATGGAAGGTGATGGATGGAAAGTTACCTTTGATGATGTTATTGATGCTAACGAAGATCTTGCAATTCAATTGTTTGATCCTCGTATGAGTAAAGCAGATGTTCGTCTAGTACTTGAACCGTTCATGGTTCTTACTTCTGATGGCAAGCAAATTCTAGCAGATGAAGGGTTTGCTATGGTCGCCAAAGCTCTTAGAGGGTTTGGCAGCGACCTTACTAGTATGGATGTAGCACGTGCTCAATCCTTGCTTGCTGGAAGCCTATCTGGACGCATCTCTGACCTTGCAGAAGGCTCACGTTTGATGGAAGGTACAGCTGCTGTGGAGGCTGCTCAAGACAAAGTTATTGATCTTATGCAGTACGTTACACAGCTATCTGCGTCAGCTAAGTATTACAAGAACCGTAAAGTTAATCTGATCCAACAAATTAAAAATGGTTTCCAAAACATTCAAGGTTATAACGAAGCTACTGTTGATGGAGCTGGTGTAGTAGCACAAAAGATCTTTAATGATTCTCAACGTTTTGCTTCTACTATGAGGCAAATTGCTACTAATCAACCTCAGCTGATGGATCAATTCCTAATGGCTTATGAGCTTACTGATGGTAAAATTGATACCATTACTAAGATGAATAGGTACATTAGTGAAATGACTACTGACCTTGGTAAAGGTGTTATTAATCTTAATCCTGAAGTAGAAAATAAGCTGTTGGCTGGTGTATGGTCTAATGTTTACAACTCGATGTTGTCTGCATTCTCTACTCCTATCCAAGCACTTGTAGGTAACTTTGGTGGTCTTATTTCTCAACCTGTGTCCCACTTTGCTGGGGCTGTAATGGCTGGTGATCTTAAAGCAGTTCAACGCGGTTGGGTTGCTTATAGTTCTGTACTAGAGACATTCCAGAAAGCTTTGCCTTATGCTGGTGAGCTTTTCATGAAAGCATCTAAAGAACCTGATGCTGTAAGGGGTGCAACACGTCTTGACTTGGCGTTGCAATCTGAACGAGAGATGGGGTTTCTAAAAGAAGCTGCCCGTACTCAAGCTGCTGAAGGTAATGTAGGTCTTCAATATTTGGTTGGTAAGATCGAGATGCTAAACGACCTTAGCAAGGATCCTGTTCTTCGCTTTGGTTCTAATGCTATGACAGCTCTTGATGGCTTTACTGGTGTCTTTAATGCATCAGCTGAAGCTCGTTTCAGAGCTATGGATGATCTTATTGCAACAGGACAACCTGTTACTAAAGATAGCGTCAAACCTATTGCTGATAAATACTACAAGCAAATGTTTGATGAAAGTGGAATGATTACAGATGAAGCTGTTAAGTATGCCACTAGTGAGATGGCACTTAACCTTGACACTCCACTTGCTAAAGGTATTACTGATCTTATTCGTATTGTACCTGGTCTCCGTCCTTTCTTCTTCTTCCCTACTACTGGGATGAATATCATTAATATTGGTGGTAAGTACGGTCCTTGGCAACCATTCCAACGTGATGTTAACGAACTAGCTTACGTTAAATTGGAAGACCTGTTGGCAGATGAAGTGCGTGTTGATGAACTACTCAGAGCACGTAACTTTGATGTAGCTAACATGGATACCATTGCTAAGCAACAGAAGATTGCGGACCTTAAGTACATGACTAGGGGACGTAAAGCTATGGGTGCTATGGCTGTAAGCGGAGCTATTGGTCTTGTTATGAATGATCGTATCCGTGGTGATGGTCTTTATGATAAGCAAGCTCAAGCATCTCGTGTCAAGAACTCTAATTGGCAGAAGCGTACCATCAAAGGTATGGATGGTAAGTGGTATTCCTATGAAAGTCTTGGTCCTCTTGCTGATTGGATGGCATTTGTCGCTAATGTAGCAGATAACTTTGACATGCTTGGTGAAGCAGCTACTGAGAAGTTCCTTGGTAAGGCTACGTTTATCCTTGGTGCCTCTATTACTGATCGTACTGGTTTGTCCAGTGTACGTCCGTTGATGGATATTCTAAGTGGTAACGAAGGTGCTCTGCAACGTTGGAGTGCTGGTTTTGTCAATAGTCTTGGTCCACTTGCAGGTCAACGTGGTGAGTGGTCTCGCATCTTTAGCGAAGGTATGAGGGAAGTAGAGAATGATTTTAAGAGTCATCTTGAAAACCGTAACCGTTTTATTGGTGCAGGTCTTGATCCTTCTAATCGTCAACCCTTTATTTATAGCCCTGTAACGGGTGAAAAGAAAAACGGATATGGGTTCCTCCAACGTGTTTGGAATGCTTATAGTCCTATTAAAATTCACGCTGAGCAATCACCTGAAGAAAGGTTCCTTGAAGCTATTGAATTTGATATGTCTACAACCTTTAAAACCCGTAATGGTGTTAAGTTAACTGCTCCTGAGCGGTCTGAACTATTCCGTTTGATGGGTGAACAAGGTTTCTTTAAGAATTCAATTCAAGGTATTATGCAAGATGCTGGTAGCTGGAAGTCTATTGAAAAACTCCGTACCATGCGTCGTCAAAACATTACATCCGATAAAGTTTCATTGGATAAGTGGCATGATCTTCATGTTCGTTTGTCTGATGCTAAGCGTGCTGCTGAAGAATTTGCTTTCCAAAGCCTCAATGCTGAACTAATAATTGGTATTGAAAGTCGTATTAATGAGCGTGCTTTGACTCAAGAAGCAAATATTGCTGGTGAACTTCTCAACATTCGCAAATAACTAAAACCATGTCGTGTGCTGACGTACAAACAATTCAAGCAGGAAATGGATCGAAGACTCAGTTTTCGTTTGATTTCCCATATATTTTTAAATCAGAGATTCAAGTTTCTTTTTGGAACGCTACAACTAAAGAATGGGACGATAAAGCACAGACGGATGCTACTTACCCTTGGCAGGTTACAGATGCTAACCCTACCATTGTTGAGTTTACAAGTACCGCACCGCCATCACCTGCGGTACCTGTTAACCCTGGTGAAACAAGTGTAGACAATGTACGAATTCGTCGTGTTACTAACATTGATGATATTCGTGCATTGTTCAATCCTGGTTCAGCCATTCGTTCGGATGACCTTAACAAAAACTTTGAACAACTTCGTTATGCTATTCAAGAGGCTAATTGTCAAGGTCTTCCTGATGAATTGTATCAATATCTGATAGATAATTACTGGGATCGTTTCAATAACACCATTTACTCTACCGATACTTGGGTAAGTGATGATTCAAACATTGCTACTACTCAATCTATCGATCAACGTATTGATAGTAAAGTAGATAATGCTTTGACTTTGGATATCAGTGGATCTGATGGTATTACTATTACCGATGATAGTCCTGGTAGTGGTCAAATCGTTGTAGGTATTGGTGCAGGTACAGTTGATCTTGATCGTATTAAAGATGAAGACATTCTCACTTATGCTGAGGAAATTGCTGGGTCTCCTACTTGGGATAGTGATGGCCGTATTCCTACGACTTATGCTGCTTCACGGCGATTTGATACTATTGTACAGCCGACTACACCGAGTGGATCGGACTGGCCTGTAGGTAAAACGTGGCTTCAAAATGATGCCGATAAGACACTTTCTGTTTGGGATGGTAATAGTTGGGAAGGCATTAGCTCTGGTGGTACCTTTACTAGTCAGGCTAAAGTAGTTTATGTTGATGCTACAAACGGTAATGACTCTAATGATGGTCACCGTATTAGCCGTCCTAAGCAAACCATTAAAGCAGCAATTAATCAAATCAACGCTGATGCTACCTATGGTGATGGTAGTGTTGTTGTGGTAGCACCTGGTGTCTATCAAGAGGTAGCACCTATTCAAATTCAACGTCCTAATGTTTCTGTTATTGGTCAAGCACTTCGTAGCTGTATTGTTCACCCTACTGTAGCTACTGAAACCAATACTCTGTTTGAACTTAATAGTGGTTCTTATATTTCTAACCTGACGCTAACTGGTATGAAGGCTAGCGGTTCTCTTGGTAACACAGTTGACGCAGCTTTACCTGTTAACCAAGGTTGGAACTTTGGTTTCTATAGTGGTGCTATTATTAAGAAGTCTCCGTACATTCAAAACTGTACTAACTTCTCAGATAGTGAGATTGATAACTCTAACATTGATGTAATTAATCCTGCTGGTGGTTCTGCAGGTGATACAGACTCTGCTCCTACTGGTGGTGGTCTGCTTGTAGATGGTTCAGTTGTAGATAGCACATCTCCACTTCGTTCCATGGTGTGTGATAGTTACACCCACGTTGGATTGAATGGACCTGGTATTCTTGTTACTAACAACGGCTATGCACAGTGTACATCTAGCTATGCCTTCTTTAACAAGTACCACATCAAATGTCTAAATGGTGGACAAGCTAACCTTGCTGCTTCTACTACTGACTTTGGTGATGAAGCATTGGTTGCTAATGGTAAGTCTGTTGATCCTATCTTTACTGCTGATCTTTCTGGTAGTATTGGTAGTGGAGAGATCACATTTACTATTGATGCACCTGTTGCAGATGCCTCTTGGCATGGTTCTGCTACCCGTCCACAAGGTAATATGTTGGTTGAATTGAACAGTGTTATTTATCCTGTTCTTTCTGCTACTGCTAATGGTGCTGGGTGGGATGTAACGATTAGCCGTCCTGATCCTACTAATCGTAGTAACAACCTTGGTCTCGATGGAGCAGTAACTACCCCTGCTACCGCTTCCTTCTATCTTCGTTCTATGATTGCTTCTAGCGGTCATACAATGGAATATGTTGGTAGTGGTACTGACTATACTGCATTGCCTGAGAATGGTGGTGTACCTGATGATTCTAAACAAATTGTAGAGTCTAATGGTGGTAAAGTATGGACTGCTATTACTGATCAAAATGGTAAGTTCAAAATTGGTGACTTCTTTGAAGTTGATCAACGTACTGGCTTTATTAACTTCAGTGCAGGCTCTTATGCCTTTGACGTTGTAACTGACTCCACTCCTGAACTTGGTGGACAACTTGATGCACTAACTAATAAGATTGTCAACCTTGGTGAACCTACTAGTGCACAAGATGCTGCAACTAAGAATTATGTTGATACTAATGGTCTGACTACAGCTGCTATTGGTGTTACTGTTCAAGGTTATGATGCTGATACTGCTAAGTATGATGACACTACTGCTAACTTTACAGGTACTCTCCAAAATAATGGAAGTGATGTTGTCTTAGATAGTGATATTGGTGTTACAGTTCAAGGTTATGATGCTACCACACTGAAGTCGGCAGACATAGGTGTC